TGACTGACTTCTTGTTGGATAGAATTTTTTATTTATTAGAGATTTTCTTTTTAACTCCAATATATAATTGTTCGCACCTTCATATTGTTCGAGTATCGATAGTGCTTTTGATTCTAATGATATTTCTGTTAAACTCATTTTACCTCAACATGGGTTCTTCCGTCCGCCCAATAACTGTCGTCACCGTAGCAGATGAATATTTCTTCCCCTTTTTTAATTTCTCGGGTCGAAAAAAATATGAATGTGTTATTTTCAACGTCATTTGTCCAATTTGCGTTCGGGTTGTTGGAGTGGTTATACAATGAGCCGTACCCTAAAGCAATAACAAAGTTTGTCCAATGTTCAGACCTTGGCCACTCAAATGCGTAATCAACTAAAGTATAGTTGGTATCTCCTCTTTTTGCAGGTAAAAATAATATGGGACACACTTCAATGACTTCATTTTTTTCTATGTCTGTAGTTGCAAATACACCAAGTCCGTGGATTGGGCTTTCTTTGAATTCTATCTTTTGTTGTTTTTTTGTTTCCATATAGAATAAAATATAATTATTAATAAGGTATTTATCAATAAGAATCAAATTAAATCAAATGGCAGAAAAGTTAGTTCCAATAACAAGACTCGGTAAATTTTTTGGGGGTGAGGACTATGCTTTGGACATTGGAATGGGTGAAGAGTGGTTAATTGGTGATATGAATTTCACAGTCATCCTTTACAGAATAGATAGATATAAAACAAAAACTGATGATGTATACGGTGAAGTATTGGAGGACGGGATTCAATTTTTGGCACCTGTAGAACTTAAAGGATATGTTCAAGTTTTGGCCCCCGCAAACAAAACCGTTGGTAACTCAAGAGTTGAATTACAAGAGCCTGGTAATATGAGATTTAGTATTTACCAAAAAACTTTAGATGACTTGGGGGTTGATATATTCATGGGTGATTACTTTGGATATTATGAAAGTGAAGATAGAGTAAGATATTATGTTGTAAGTGATGATGGATATGTAAAGTCAGATAATAAACACACTTATGGTGGGTACAAACCTTTTTATAGAACTATTGTTGCCACATGGGTAAGTGAGAACGAATTTAACGGAATTTAATATGCCTTTACCCAAACAAGTTATTCCAACTTTACCTTTAGTTCCAAAGAAAACTTTATCTGAAAGAAGAGAACAGCTCCTTGAATATATTAAAAAGGATGGAACCTATCTTCCAAAGTCCGTACTACATGCTGACTTGGACAGAGGAATGCTGGATTTCGTTAAGGGAGACTTACAAGTTGTGACTGGTGGTAAGATAGTTCCCATGATTGATATTATATTAACAACACAAAACTGGTCACAGTATGTTGAATCGGCGACGTTTGTTAACTTGGATTATAATGTGGAGCCTCCATTTATTACAGTTGTTAGACAACCCGAGGTTAAGTATGGAACAAACCCTTCATTACAATATACAATACCAAATAGAAAACAATTTTATTATGCTTCAGTTCCTACTTGGAATGGTAATGAACAAGGAATGGACATTTATACAATACCACAACCAGTACCTGTAGATATTAATTATAGTGTTAAAATTGTTTGTAATAGAATGAGGGAATTGAATCAACTTAATAAAATTACTCTTCAAAAATTTTCATCGAGACAAGCTTATACTTTTATAAAAGGTCAATACGTACCCATCATAATGAATAATATTTCTGATGAATCACAAATGACTATGGATTCAAGAAAATATTATGTACAAAGTTATGACTTTACAATGCTTGGTTATCTTATAGACGAAGAAGAGTTTCAGGTTAAGCCAGCAATTGCTAGATTAGCACAAGTAGTTGAGGTGGATACTTCGTTGTTCAAATCGAAAAGAAAAAAATATCCTGAGAATCCTGCAGAGTTTTTATCTAATTTTTTATATGTGTCTGGTGTTACAAGTTTGTCGGATTCAATTGATTTCACTGCGGACATGACTTGGATAGGGTCAGAGAATATTTCAAATTTCGATGTTTATATTAATGGGGATTATTTTGGTTCGAATGTAAATAAGATACAAATCACAACAAACGACACTCTTACAATTTCTGTAACTAAGAACGACAACACCCAAGAAGGTCTTATCAAGTTTGACTGCATTTTGGTTTAATTCTCACCGTATACATCTTTCTTCTCTTTACACTTTTCCAAAATTAAATTTTCTAAAAACTTATATATTTTGATACCCCTTTTATCACAATATTTTTTTAATGTATCGTGAGCTTCAGGTGATATCTTTATGTTCTTTATTTCCTTCTTTGTTTTCATAGGCAGAAAAAAGGCAGAATTTATTCTCCCTGTTTACAAATAGATATCTAAAAGTCAAGTTTTTTCAATCAGATATGAATATTTATCAATAAAATAAATCTGCAAAGAACAATTTTATAATGGCAACACAAGTAAATCAAAAAGTATATGTATCACCTGGAGTTTATACCTCTGAGACAGATTTGTCCTTCGTGGCACAAAGTGTCGGTGTAACTACATTAGGTTTGGTTGGAGAGACTATCAAAGGTCCTGCATTCGAACCAATTTTCATCACGAATTATGACGAGTTCCAAGCCTACTTCGGGGGTACTGAACCTACAAAGTTTGTGAACACTCAAATCCCAAAGTATGAAGCTGCGTACATCGCTAAATCTTACCTACAACAATCTAACCAATTATTCGTAACGAGAATTTTGGGGTTGTCTGGTTATGATGCGGGTCCATCATGGAGCATTAAGGTTAAAGCTAACGTTGACCCAACGACAGTTGGTTTCAATCCAATAACACCAACCCCTTGGTCAGTTAACTTCCAATTTGTATCATCAGCTAATACAATAACATTTGGTGGTACATTCCCTTACCCTATTCAAAGTAATCTTACTGAACAATATAGAATGTTCGATGGAAGTACTTCCAATATTCAAGCAGATATTGTAGGATTCATCAACGACATTATTGGAAATAATTCAATTTCAGGTAATACAGGAAACGTATATGGTACTCTTCCTGAAGGTGATTTTTATGCATATCTAGCTCAGTATCCAAATCTTAACAACGTATACGGAACTAATAGTATGAACGTAGCAGGTAATGACTTAACTGACTCTGATAACGATGCATGGTTTTATGCTAACTTCGATAATTTCAGTGGTAACAGTTATTCAGGTTATTCAATGGATTATGGAGTAACTGCGATTGCTTCAGGAGCAAGTTCAACTTACACAGGTACTCTTTCAGGTAATGTGTATACTTGGTCGGGTACTGCTTATTCTGATTATAATAATATGGTTGTTGCAACCCTACGTTCAAGAGGTATTTCACTTTTCGAAAATAGTGCTTCAAGTAATTCCCACGGTCCAATTTATGAAGTTAATTCAGGTGGTACTGTTTCAGGATTGAGCGCCTTGACTATGGTTTGTTCAGGTCAATACTCAGGTGTTACAAAGAACCCTTATGAAACTTTCTTGTTATCAGGTATAACTAAAGATAACGATACGTTCAGCTTTGAAGTTTCATTATCTGCGGCTTCTTCTAAATTTATTACTAAAGTTTTAGGTACTGATAATTTTGGAAAATCAAGACAAGAGGTTCCTGTATTCGTAGAGGAAGCTTATCCCGCTTCATTAGCGTATGCTTATAATCAAAGTTATATTCGTGGATTAGATTGTGAATTGATTGGTTTACCAGGTGCAAGAACAGAAGACTCATCTTCAATTGCGTACAACTTGGAAAAATACCAATCACCAATGACTCCATTCTTAGTTTCAGAGTTGAGAGGTAATAAGGTTTATAAATTATTTAGATTTATATCAATATCTGATGGTGATGCTGCTAACGTTGAGGTTAAAGTTTCAATCGCTAACTTATCATTCAATAATATGACTTTTGATGTTTTAGTTAGAAACTTCTTTGATTCAGATGCTAACCCAATTGTAATTGAAAAGTTCACAAATTGTAATATGGACCCAGCTTCTAACAACTTTGTTGCAAAGAAAATTGGTTCGTCAAATGGTGAGTACGCTTTGATTTCAAAATATATTATGGTTGAAATGTCTGATGAAGCTCCAATTGATGCGTTACCTTGTGGTTTCTACGGATATATCCAAAGAGAATATGGTTCTGTGTTAAACCCTTCACCTGTACCTCAATTCAAAACAAAATATTATTTCCCTGGCGAAACAATCTACAACCCACCATTTGGTACAACAAACGGTGATAACTCGGTTGAGTCTTCAGGTGATATTGTTAGAAGAAGTTATTTAGGATTCTCAACCACTATCGGAACAGATGAATCATTGTTAACTTACAAAGGAAAGCAGTGTCCATTGAATTGGATAACTTCACCTGTACCAGTTGAAGGTTCAAGTTGGAATTACTTAAGTAAAGGTTTCCATATGGACTCAGGTGCAACTGTAGTTACGATTGCTAACTCTTATCAGACAAGTGGTTCACCAGCATTTGAGTGTGGTGTTGCTGACTTTAGATTCGACCCTGAAACACAGGAGAACCCCTATTATTTTATCTACTCAAGAAAATACACAGTTTGTTTCGCTGGAGGTTTTGATGGTTGGGATATCTACA